CAGTCGGCTCTACTGCGGACGACACTGCGCAAAACATCGTAGACGCCGTTAACGGGTCGTCTCTCAAAGTAATTGCTCTAAAGGCCGGGTCGACTGTTGCCGTTAAGCAGGGCGAGGTAAACGGCACGCACCCCGGAGTACCGGCATACAACGCGTCTGGCGACCATACAGACCGCCTAGCCGCCACAGGTGGTGGCTTCGATTCGCGAGTGACCTTTCTAACGTCCAAGAGGTTCGTCTCAACGGCCATTGTAGACGCCTCTGGCAACGACTGCCGACCGACTGCTGTCGGCGGTACGACAGGCGAGTACTACTACGACTCCGAGACCGGCACCGAGCTGTGGTTCTGGTCGATGAAGAACATGTGGGGTCGTCAGCTGAACGCGACCGTGTCCGGCATTCTGACCAACAGCGCCCCCGAGCGCCTGACGCACTCGGCGTGGAACATCTGGTACGGCGTGCGGCGCGACCCGATCTGGGGCTTGACGCTGTGGATGGTCAACTACGTGCCGGATGAACCTCCGGGTTTTAATCCGACCTTGGCGCACGATCATCTGCATGCCTACCGCTACAACGACGGCGACGCGATTAACACCCGCTCGTTCAGCGCCTGGGGATACGACGGCACCCTGATTGACAGGACGCCCGCTGAGCCTGGGTGGCTGATCGAGAGCACTGAGACTGCGTACCAGCCGCTTGTCGACGTACACGGCACTGAGGCGTCGAAGGGCTGGGACTTTGCTGACTACAGCAAGTGCCTCATGGTGTTCGACCCGGTCTGGGTCAGCAACTTTGACGGCAGCGATGACATCGCGACGTTCAACGACGTCAAGACCAACAGCCTCGGCAACCTGATCCACAGCATTCAAATGCAGATCGACACTGAGGCTAACGTTGCCGGGTGGCCTGACTTCTTCCCAGCGCAGCTGTACAACTGGTGGAGCCCGCGCGGTAACTGCACGGCCTTCGCCGACACCCGTCCAACCATTGCCATCACCGTCTAATGAGCCAGACAGTCAAAATCGACGTGACCGAGGGCAACGACGTCTGGTTCGCCCACCGGATCACGCTGCCTAACCAGCAGTACCTAGAGAACGCCGCTGCGGCTAAGTCAAACGGCACCGCGTTGGCGGGGGACATCATTACGGTGGACCTGATCCGTGACAGCGCAACCGGCTCGACGCGGCGCGTCAAGCGCATCGCCACGATCACCGACACTGCTGCGGTGGCCGACTACGTGTTCAACACGCTGCAGTACACGTTCTGGGACGGCTACGACGACATCGGCTACAACTTCCTGTTTCGCCTGACGGAGTCGGGCACGAACGGTGACGAGACGTGGAAGCTGGAGGGCGGCAACAACTACTACATCGAGTTTGCTGTCGCGACCCAGAACTACGGAACGATCCGCTGGGCCAACAAAATCTACGTCACGGGGCTGATTAGCCGATGAGTGAGGTCGTCCACAACTACACCCCTTACGGCGCTGCGCGTGAGTTGTGGACATTGGCGCCTGCCGAGCTGCTGCTCGAAGGCCCTGCAGGTACGGGTAAGACGCGCGCGCTGTTGGAGTGGATCAACTACCTATGCGAGGCGTACCCCGGCATCCGCGTTCTCATGCTTCGTCAAACAAGAGAGTCGCTGGCCGAATCAGTGCTAGTTACTTTCGAGCAGGAAGTATTGTGGCCTGGGCACCCCGCTATTCACGGCTCTGCAGGCCGGAACAACCGGCAGAACTACCACTACCCAAACGGTTCGCACATCGTGCTAGGCGGGCTCGACAAGCCGGAAAAGACCTTCTCGACGCAGTACGACGTCATCTCGGTCTTCGAGGCGCGTGAGATCGACCAGCACAGCTGGGAGTACCTGTCTCGTGCAAACCGTAACTTCGTAATGCCGTGGCAGATGCGCATCGCGGATACGAACCCCGCAGGCGAGTACCATTGGCTGAACCAGTACTTCCCGCAGGGCTTCCGTGAGGTGCCCGAACGGCACAAGAAGGACCAGAAGCTGCGGCTGCTCTCCCGTCACCAGGACAATCCTACCTACTGGGACCACGAGAAGGGCAAGTGGACCAAGCGCGGTGACGCCTACGTCAACGGCATCCTCGCTAACCTGCCGCACGGTGCTCGTCGGGCCAACCTTTACGAGGGCCGCTGGGCCAGCGAGGAGGGCGTCATCTTCGAAGAGTGGGACCCGAGCATCCACATCATCGACAAGGAGGACGCGCCCGAGTTCAAGTGGTGCTTTGCCTCCTACGACAAAGGCCTGCGTCACCCGGGCTGCCTGCAAATCTGGGGCGTCAACGACGACCGGATGTACCGTATTGCGGAGATATACCGCACAAACGAGACGCAGGACTGGTGGGCAGAGCACGTGGTCAAGTACCACAAGAAGTACGACCTGCAAGCACTGGTCTGTGACCCGAGCGAGCCTGAGTACATCAAGGTCTTCAATGACCGGTTGGGGCACGCACGGGGGCGGAACGGTAACCGTATCGCCCGGAAGGCGCGTAACGCCATTCGCACCGGTATCGACATGGTGCGGTGGGGTTTAAGCAAAGCCGACAACGGCCCCCGTATCTTCATCCTGCGCGACAGCCTTGTTGGTCGAGACAAGGACCGCGTAGAGAAGAAGAAGCCGTACTGCCTTGAGGACGAGATGGCTAGCTACATCTGGACCAAGAGTCGGGACGGCAAACCTGTGAAGGAGAGACCTGACCCGACGTGCAGTGACCACGCCATTGACTGCCTACGGTATGCGGCCATGTTCATGTGGAACCGTGACATGGCGGTCGAGGACAGCGGATGGGACTACCCTGACAACAGCTTCGGCAAACTGCTTAACCACAAGGAAGTGAAAGGAGTCCCCTATGTCGTTTAACGACCCCGAGAACGCGATGGAGGAGGTCAAGGCTGCGATCGAGTATCGCAACCGCCACCTCAAGTCGCTGAACGACCAAGTCCAGCGCTTCCACGGTCCGCACTACAAGAAGGACACGTACACGGTTGGCGAGGACTACGCGCCGGAGAACACGTACTACGAGTACGTGTCGTTGATGATCCCTAAGCTGATCTTCGACAACCCGCGCGTGCAGGTGAACAGCCGCAAGCCGGGGCCGGTGAACGACGTGGCTACGGCTCTGCGTTACGGGCTCAACCGCTGGGTGCGTGACTGCGTGCTGCGTAAGCGCCTCGTCGAGCTAGCGACCGACATGCTGTTCAGCTACGGCGTTGCGGTCGTGCGCGAGGACGCTGCAAACACCAGCGGTGGCGCGATCAACCTGCCTGGGCAGGACGTGCAGAAGCCGAGCAAGACCATGTGGCCTGTGATCGAGCGCGTCAGCCAAAAGCAGTTCATCATCGACCCGGGATGCAGCCGCCCGAGTGACGCGCTGTTTATGGGCCACGAGTATCGCCGCACCCGTAAAGAGCTGCTGGCGATGGCCGACAAGGAGCCGGGCTGGGATAAGGAGGCTATCCGTGAGGCTGCTGCCTCTGACGTCGACCGCGACGAGGGCAGCCAGCGCAAGTACCCCGACCGTGACGAGATCGTCGTCTACGAGGTGTGGGTGCCGGACTACGAGATGGAGGAGAGCCCGGGCCCCAAGATGGGCTTCCACGGCACCATCCTGACCCTAGCCAGCTGCGCGTCGCCTGAGGGGGCACAGCCCCTTGGCCGCTACCTGCGTAAGCCGCGCCCGTACTACGGTCCGCGCACGGGCCCGTACAGCATCTTCGGCGTCTACAAGGTGCCGGACAGCCCCATCCCCCTCAGCCCGCTGACGGCTGTGGAGGCTCAGATTGGCGACCTGAACCAGCACGTTCGGGCGGCCAGCAACAGCATGATGAAGCACAAGCGCATCGTGGGGGTCAACGACCCGCGCACCGCGCAGCTCGTCAAGGACACCGGTCACGATTACGTCGCGGTCGTTCCCTTCGAGGACGGTCGCGCAATGGTTCAGGAGTTTGAACTTGGCGGACAAACAGAACAGCAAGCCCGCTGGATCGCTACGTGCCGCGAGCGAGCAGACCGGGCACTCGGGATGGACGAAGCGCTGCGTGGAGCGGTATCTGGAGCTGGTACGGCAACGGAACACACCATCGCATCTGAGGCCGCAAATACACGTATTGCGTACATTAAGCAAGCGTTTTCGGACTCAGTGACTGCGGTGCTGGAGAAGGTCGCCTTCTACATGTACCACGACGACCGCATCGTCTTCCCCCTGGGTAGCGAGGTCGCACGGCAGATGGGGCTGCCGCCTGACGCTGCGCCCTACTTCGAGGGCGGTGGCCACGACGACGCCGAGGGCTACGGGTTCGAAGACCTTGAGCTTGAGATCGAGCCCTACAGCATGGAGCGTGCCTCCGAGGGCATGGCGCAGAAGCGCGCCATGGAGATGCACAGCCTGATCCTGAACACGCTGCCCGCCATGGCCCAGTACCCGGACTACCCGTGGCTGGACCACTTCCAGAAGATCGGCAACGCAATGAACGCTCCTGACCTGCCTGAGCTGGTGCGTCCTGAGCTGTTGGCGCGTCTGGCGCAGGATCTACAGCGCATGCAGCAGACTCAGGCTCAGGTGGCGCTCAAGAGCGCGACCCCGATGATGCAGGTCCAGGCTGGGCAGCCAGGCAAGCCTGTGCAGACATCGCAGCCGAGCAAGGAGCTTCCGAACGCTGGGCAGCAAATGAGCCGTGTGCTTGGCGCTATGCAACAGCAGGCGCCGACCGGTCCCCCGCAAGGAGGTACAAGTGGCGCGTAAGAAGAGTAAGGGCACGATGCCCAAGCGCTTCTCTGTCAAGAGTGGTGATAAGTCTAAGTCGGGTGGCCTGACTGCTAAGGGTGTAGCGCGTTACCGTGCAGCCAACCCCGGTAGCAAGCTGAAGACTGCGGTGACCACTAAGCCCAGCAAGCTCAAGAAAGGCAGCAAGGCTGCTAAGCGCCGGGCGTCGTTCTGCAGCC